ACCTGACCTTTCTCTGCAGTGGTAAATTCCATACCATACACTTCTTCACAGAACTTTTGATACGTGATATTATTCAGAACATCACCATAACCCTTTTTGACACCATTTAACATGTCGTCACCATAGGTACGGAGTTTACATACTTCGAAAAAATCTTCACTAGAATCGTATATGGAATAAAACCAATATGCGACCAATATAAGACCCTTCAAAGAATTATCTTCAGCTGTAGCATATTTACCTGAAGGTTGATATCCTAAAATTGTGAAAATATCCTTAAGAATTTCTAATATCACAAATAAATTTTCACTTAATATAGCTCTCACCATAGAAAGAGCCAACTCATTGTAACCAAGAGCTCTAAGAACTCTTTCAATAATAGTGTTAGCAGCTCTGGTAACTTTGAAAGGCATAGTAGTATCGTAACCACCATAATCACCTTCCATTATATCCTCAGAGTGATCTCGAAATTCATTTATAAAACTAGCACCTTCTGAATGCATGTTTATACCAACAGTTGTTCTAAACACATCGTTGTGTTGTACCATTAAAGTATAAAAAGGCGACAAAAACATGCGTGAAATAACAACAGCCATAAGCTGTGATATATTGAACACCCGTGTTTTACCTGCGATACACTTTTCAAGCGTACGAGGTTCGTCCTTCAGAGCGGTAGAATTTATAAAGTTAAGAGCATCTCCATTGAGACCATCTCTGAAATATTCTAACAAGATTTTCTTACATTCTTGAGTAAGCTCTCTATAAACTTCCGGAGACTCACTGTCATCATAGATTGGCAAGTGATCACCTTTAACACCCGATAGACCAAACCCACTACTAGTTGAAGCATTCATTCTGCGTAAAAACGCATCATAATTAGCTCCATTAATAGCGACTTCTATATCTAAGGGATTTAATTCAGTGATATTCAATTCTTCCAATTGTGAAAGTATTCTATCTGTGATTTTATCCATGACAATAATCATAATATCATCATTAAGATCTCTTTTGTTTACATTAAGTTTATTAACAAAATTATTATAAGGATTACAATATTCACCTTTCACAACTTTGGGACCCATCATAGGTTTGCCAAAGAATTTCTCTTGTTTAAAATCCATAATATCTTCGAAAGCTTCTAAAACTTCTTTTTTAAAAGGAGTTGGTGTAACTTTTGACTTACCTTTGGCTAAAACAGGACCAGGAACTTTTCCATGATAGAGAAGACTGGTTGTATCTTCAAATCTTACTAAAGATTTTTTACAAGGGAGTTCTAATTCACCTATATCTTTTTCAGATTGAATAGCACAAAAAGGAGTTATATTACGTATCTTATGAATACCTTTTTCAACAATTGATAAGCTTATTGGAGTAGCAAAACCTTGTTTACCACCTCCAGCAGCATGAAAACCAATAAGAGCGTTTCCGTTAGAAACAACAGCAGTTAAAGGCAATCCACAATCACCAGGAGTGTGAGCTGCATAATCATAGCAATACCCTTTCTTAATAGGAACAGATCCTACAAACCCATCACTAGCTGTAAAAGATTGTATTAACGCAGTAGTTTCTACATTAGCAATCTTAGCTTTGTAGAAATCCTCTGTGTGGACTTCAATAGTATT